ACCATAAGGGTGATCTTCTATATCTTGCCACATAATATCAGCGTGATATTTATTGCTGAGTACTGCTTCTTGTTTATCGCTTCCCTCTTCTAGTACAATATTACCTAATCTAACAATAGCTATATATTTAGCTGTTAAGTTTTCTACCTTAGTGTCAAATTGCTCTTTATCGTTAAACTCGTATTTTGCCCACTTTTCCATTAAGTCATTATTACTTTTTTTACATTACCATTACTTACTGTGTAGGTTGTTGGTATGCTAGTTATTGTATTAGTTGTATCATTTGAAAATGTTTCTACTATTTTTGTAACACCTGTTGGAGTTGTAACATTACAAGTTTCTGCATTTCTAGTTGTAGAACCAGCTGCAATATTAGGTATGTAGCTTGTTACAGTATTGGACTGCTCAAATTGTAAACCCCAAATAAACATAGAAGATTCATCTCCTGTGTAACTTGCATCTGATGTACCTTGTTGTAATTGAACAAATACAACCCCAGATGTAGAACCACTAGCTACTGCTGTAAGACCTATTCTATACCAGCCATTTGGATATGTTTCAAACAACTGAACACTCCCTGTAACTGCTTGTGTATCTAAATTGAAAGAGCCACTTACACCTAATAAACTTCCAGCGTTGATAAAAACAAATCTACTAGCACTATTTTTTTTAACAAACATACTTAAAGTATAACTACTACTACTTATTACTACAAGTGAATTACTTTGAAATTTATGTTTGCCTGTGCTTGTATCTTCTTTAAACTCCATAGCATTATATACTCCAGTTGGAGCTATTGCTTTGTTATTTGTTAGAGTTGCACCTGTCAAAGTTTTACCAGTAGATAATTCAGAGTATGTGTGTGAATTTGTACTAGCTGATTCTAGTAATAAATTAGGACAATCGCTATTTAACCAATTTAATCTCGGTACATTTGTTGCAACTGTTTCTATTAAATTATCCTTATTAACTTTTGTGGCTTCGCCAGTTCTAGCAAATGTAAAATCTCCACTACCATCATTAGGCAATATAGAAAATACTTTTGCTGTATTATATCCACTAGGTATTAAAGCTAATTTAGGATTGCTCATCTTTTTTTGGTAAACTTTAGTTAAGTATTTTTATAATTTGTTATTTGCATTCAAGCGTTTTCTAAAGCTGTTACTTTAGCTGATAAGTCTTGAATTGCTTTAACAAGTACAGGAATTAATCTTCCGTAAGTTGCTTCAAGCTTTTCAGGATTAGAATTATAAACTAATTGCGTAAACTCATTATCTACTGATTGCAGTTCTTGTGCAATAAATCCAATATCTTTTTTACCTTTATTACTACTAAAAAATTCTTCTCCATCTTTGTTTGTTTCTGCTCTGTTATCCCAGACAAATTTTCTTGGTTTTAAAGAATCAACAAAATCTAATCCATAAGGTAAATCCTCAATACTTGTTTTATCTCTTTCATCTGATAATGCTGTTATGCTTGTTACTTGACACCTTAAAGCTGAAACACTTGAGTTTCCTAAAGTAACCTCATTTGAAGCAGAGGTAGAGCTTTCGATTGCAGAATAACCAACATTTGTAATATTAGAGCCATTACCACTAGATCGACCAGTTGAACCACCTAAAGAAGTTCTTTGAAATCCACTAACTGTTCCATCGTCGGCTTGATAACCTATTGCAGTATTCTGAGCAGCAAAAGTTTGATTTTGAGATGATAATGCCTCATAACCTATTGCAGTATTTCTATCTCCACTTGTTTCTGCACCTAAAGCACCATATCCAACAGCTACATTATCATTTCCATCAAGGTTAGCATCCATAGCAGTTGATCCTATCACTACGTTGTCATTACCAGTAGTTAAAGCATTTGCAGCTCCCTCTCCTAAAACTGTGTTATTTGCTGGGTTACCACTTAAACCACTTGGAACATTAGAAACATACACCGAAGTACCATCAACTAAACAGTCAGAAAGACCATTTAAATCTGATGCACCACCTCCACCAGTTAAGTTAGTTGGTGTTATTCTAACATTGTCTGTTCCGTCATAACCTACAACGAAATCAACATCAGACGCTGAGGTTTTTAAATCAAATTCACTAAATTTTTTATTTGCCATTTTATTATTTTTATGTTGTATTTAATATTATATATTCGTTTTGTTCTGTTAAAAGGAAATCTCCATTTTCTGCTAATATTTCACTAAATTCAGTTGGATCAACAAACTGCTCATATACATTACCCCAGCCTATGGTGTTGTCAATAGCACCTTGACCCCAGTAAGTAGTTTCATAAATTTTACCAAATCCCATTTATTTATCTTTATATGTTTTGTAGCATATCGCTACTGCTTGTTCTCTATTGTATTCCTTTTTCATTTCTGCTACACACCGAATCATAAAATCTTTCTGCTTCTCTTTCGCTTTTGGTTTTGGTATCGGCATCTATGTAATGTTTTAATTTAATTATGTTTGTTTCTTTTACTTTATATTTCATAAAACCCACCCTTTAAAGGTTGTATCTGTGTCTGGACTTATGTCCTCATCTGTGTTAGTGTTATACTCTGGAAATAAATCATTGTGAAAACTTAAATAATCTACTAATCTTGTTGAATAGTAATTTGCGTACTCTCTAGCTTTTGCTACTAAATAATCTACTTCGTTTTTATTAACTGTTTCTGATTGCTCACTTGTACCTTTTAAAACTCCTTTTCCTGTAATTTTATAAGCTGCAAATGGTATATAATTCATTTGAGCAAACCAAATTAAACAGGGTTGAATATATGAATTTGTTAAAGTCAAATAATTACCAGCTAAATTACCAGCAACAATATGACCACTTATTTTGTTGTATAAGTCTGTACCTAATAAATTCTGGATGTCGATTTGTTGAGCCACCTTAATAAATTGTATAAATTTATCTGTGTCGGTATTTCCGTCAATTATAGAATTTTTTACTAAATCTGTTCTATTTATAAATAATGCTGTCGCCATAATTAATTCTTAAATCCTATTTTATTCCAATATGCAGCTGTATAACCTTTATATGGCATATCTTTAGGTGCAACTGGTACTTTCTGAGCGTTTGCCTCTGGTTTAAAACCTCTTGATCTTGCCTCTGTTGTTGTAATTGCATCTCCTAAACCTTTTGCACCATCTTTACGTACATATGTCTTTCTTAACCATTTATGTTGGCATCTCGCACCACCCTTATATAGCCATATAGAATATGTATCACTACCACCTTTACCAAAACCAGCATTAACTACTTTTGTGTCCATAGAAATAATATCCTCTTTTCTATATACCTTTTTAGCATCTACCATTTTTTTACAAAACTTTCTTGAGTTTGCACTATATCTTTGTGGGGAGTACATATATCTTACTAAAAATGTATTACCCTCCTCAGCTTCTTGTTTGCTTTCTCCATCTTGTTCACTTTCTCTAAATGGTGTAGCTTTACCTGTGCTTACAAACTCCCATATCTTAGCAAGTGTGCTTTTTTCTTTAGGCTTGTTTAAGTCTGTTATTACCTCGTCTAAGCCATCTTCTTCGTCATAGTTTACCTCTCGCTCATCCATAACTTGAAAGTCGCTTAAAAGCTCTGTTTCGTCTTGCCCCAAGTCAATTAAAGCATCTGCTATTTTAATACCTAAATCTTCTGGTAATTCCTTAGCTAACTTTACTCCTGTTTCTTCTTCTTTTGTTTCTTCGTCCTCTACGTTTTCTAAGTCTGTAAACTCTAGTGGTTGTAAGGTCTTAAAGTATAGTTTTAAGGCAATATTATTGTAAGCTAGTATATCATCAAAAGCATCTATCAAAAGGTGCTGAAATGGTCTAATAACTGTGTTATCCATTAATGTACTTGCAGTTTGTAATTCCTCTGCGTTGTTTCCTAATCCTGTACTGTCCTTAATACCTAAAAGCATAGGACTTACTACCCTGTGAGCTACCATTATCTTTTTACTACTTTCATCTGATAAGAATTGATATTGGTTATGCGCATCACTTAATTGTATAGGCTCTATTTGTGCAGCACTCTCGGCATTGTCGTTAAAAGCTAGTATAAATTTACCAGCATTACTACTACCACTAAACTTTTGATATATTCTATTCTCTAGCATTTGTCGTTCCTCAGCGTTTGGAGTGCCATTGTTAAAGTTAATTAGCATACTTGGTGCTAAACCATTAAGAATGTTGTTTAAGTGATAGTTGCTTATTTCTTCTTCTAGCTCACTATATTGTAAACCACCTTGATAGTCTGGACTACTATAATACTTATATCCAGCTCTGTAAGGTTTAACGTATAGTATTTCTATGTTTTCTTTAGAAAATCCAAAAGCTGGTATTCTTTTTAGCTCAGTTCTCGAGTTAACCTTTAGCCAGTTATCAGAATAATAGTACGCTTCAATCTCACCTTTAGAATTGCACTTCTCAGCTCTTAGGTTTTCTACTGGTATGTGTTCTACTTGTGCAATAGTTTTTCTGTCCTTTGAGAAAATTACTTGCATAGCACATTGACCCATAAGTTTCAAATCATAGCATAGCTTTCTTACACAATCTTTGTGAAATAAAGTGATCATTTTAGCGTATGCTTCTGGCTTTCTATTGCTATCTAAAGCATCTAATCCTTTTCCATAAATCATCTGGCTTACACCATTAATGATAGCGTTGTTTGTTGGACTTCCGTTGTATCGGTCTATTAAGTACCCAAAATAATTATTATCACTTCCATAAGCTACCCATTTTTTGTTAGATTTCTCTACAATCTCTGGACTGGTGTAAGTGCTTAAATTAACTATTCTTAAATCATTCATAATATAATGTAATCGTTATCAAAGCTATCCTCTGTGGTGTATTCTCCACTATTTACAGAATAGTAATCATTGTTAGTTTGGTTTACTGTCTGGTCTGTACAAAACACTTTGTCTTTGTATATAACAGCAGCACCATTTTTTACTTCTAAGGTATAAAAATCGCCCTCAGTTAAAGTACCAAAAGCAGCAACAAAAGACATATAATTTCCATCTGTTGACCCTGTTGGTGTAATACTTACATTAGTTCCTGTGCTTTCACTTGTTAGATTTACAGTAATCGCACCATTAATAAATTGACGAGGTATAACCTTAAAAGTCTTATCGCCATTAGTTCCTATTAACTTCATACTAATATATAAACAAATATAAAATATTTTGCATAAAAAAAGCCACCCCCTTTGAGATGGCTATTTCTATTTATGTCGTCAACCAAAACAGACATAGGACAAATATATAAAATATTTTTTAATTATCCTAAGCTGGAGTAATTGGCGTAGCAGAAGCTATATCTGGCTCAGTACAGAAGAACGGAGGAAATACCTCTGTTGCAACTGCTGTTAATGTAAACCCTTGTAAATCTCCAGCAGCAGCACCTGTTACGATTGTACCACCAGTAATTTCTGCACCATTATCTCTACCCATTAGTAATCTTTTAGTATTACCTGCACCATCTGGGTACAATTCTACTACATAGTGAGCTCTACCTCTGTTAAGAAGTTTAATCTCCTCTTGTGTAGCTACATCTAAAACTTGAAAAGTTACATTTAAAGTACTTTCGTAAAAAGTAGTACCATTCTCTCTTGATGAGTTTACTACTGTTTCTAAAGATGATTGCCCACCTTTTACCTCAAACTTAAAAAACTCAGCAGAGTTATCAGTTGGTAAGGTTATAGTACCACTTGAATCGCCTAAAGCAGCTACAACAGCACTATAATCTAAGATGTAAATATTTTTAATTCCAGCAAAGGCAGTCTTACATCCAACCCCTCTACCTTTTGTTATTGCACAAGCCATATTTTATAATTTAATAAAAAAGGGTAGGCAGTTTTGCCCACCCTCTTTATGTTAGTTAATTGTTTTTATTAATCGTAAAGAACTACGTCAGCACCAACACCGATTTGTACTCCAGCAGTATATCGCATTACGATACGTACATTTTGGCTACCATCGTTCTCTGCCATATCAATAACTCTTACTTCGTTTCTGTCATCTAATAGACCTGTTCCAAAGAATAAGTTAGATTGTCTTGCAGCCATTGCACAGTTATCTCTTAAACCACTTGTTGGGTATAAATCAACACCATCAAAAGATACTGACCCTCCTTGATACCACATATGCGATTGAGCATCTACACCAGAGTTAGTGGCAGCAAATCCACCTAAAGCTCTTACGTAAGCCTTAAACATATTTTGAGATATATATATTTTCAAATCCTCAGCTCCATATACTCCACTTGGAATAGCATCAACGATTTTTCCAAGCTCAGTAACAACATTTGCAGATGTTACAGTAGTTCCTGTTACATCATTTACAGTACCATCAGCTAAAGCTAATGCTCTGAATCCGTCAAAGTTGTCAGCACCACTAGCACCATCCCAAATTGAAGTTTCAGTACTAGAAGCAACCTCAGCAGCAACTCTTGAAATTACGAAATCACTAAATAGTGGAGGTAAGTTATCAAATGCAGAATATCCCATTTGAGCAGCTTCCCAGTCAGAGTGAAGTGTTTTCTTGCAAATGTCAAGGTTTACTTGTAACTCTTTTGGAGTAAGTACCTTTTCTGTTAAAGCCAAACTTGAAGTAGATGTATCGAAATCACAACTTGCTCCTTTAATTAAGTTTGAGAAAGCTCCTACTTTCATAGCAGCCTTGTATTTGATGTTTGGTAATACTGTAATAGCACCATCATCTATTGTTTTCGCAGCTAATAAACTTGCAGCTATATATTTTCCAGCAAATTCTCCAGCATACGAACTAGTAATTGTTACACTCATTTGTTTTATTTTTAGTTATTAATATTAATTATTCTTTGCATTACTCTATCAGCTATACTTGGCTTTCTGTTTTTACCAAATTTATAGCCATCAT